TTGCAGGATAACACGGAACCCCAGAATACTGTACAGGATAGTCGGTAAGGGGTAGCCTCGGGTGACAGCGGGAAAGACCGCAGGGGTGGCACGGTTGCAATGGCTGGAAAGTTGGAATAAGCGAAAGCGAAGAGCGTAGGACAGCCACGGGGTTCGACTCCCCACACTCCACAAATAAGTATAACGTAAAAACAAGTGAGATATGAAAAAGTACATTCATGTAACAAAAGAGGTTCGTCAAGAACTGGCGAAAGTGTTCAAGGTGGGTGACCGCACAGTGCGGAATGCTCTTCTCTTTGACAAAGATCGTGGCGACACAGACTGCGCAAAACGTATTCGTATGTTTGCCCTTCAGAAGGGTGGTATCGTGATGGCAGTTGTCCCAGAAGTGGAAGTGTTGTATGACTACGACGGTATGATTAGCCAGTACTTCCCTAATGGGGCAAAACTGGAAACCGACAAGAGTACAGGTAATACAGAGTTGTTCTACAAAGGTGAGTGTGTGTCGCGTTGGGATAATATCAAGTTACGCGATATGGATAATATCCAGCAGCTGGCGGCTCAACTCACGCCCAAGAATCTTGATACCATGCTTCAAATTGTAAGCGAATAATCGGGAGGCAGAATTATGGAGTACCACGATAACAGACTTTGCATCTCGATGCGGGAACTTGTGGATGGCGGTGTGATGACCGTACCCAACTACAAGCAGCTCTCTGCACGCGGTCGCATAGACATTGTGCGTCGTGGTGGAAGAGGCGGCTATGCGCTCATCGCGGTTAGCAGTCTGCCCGATGCTTATCAAGACAAACTCAAGGAGATTTATCCGGACCCGTCGCTTGAGGTGTTGCTTGCCTGGCTTGATGCCAACTATGAGGTGGACCAGGCTGCTGTCGCTTATTTCAACGACTGGCGCAACCAGTGCGGACACGACCATGCTACTGACGCTCATGTGAAGGAGTATGTGACCAACGCCAGCGTGCTGAATGCTTGTATCAAGTTGTACAACAACGCCAAGGCGATACAGAAGACGATGGGTCAGAAGTATGACTGGAGCATGATGTCGCAAGCTGTGGAGGGCTACCGTATGAAGACCGGGCACACATTGCCGGCAAGTATGCTGCGCTTCCGCAAGAAGGTGAACGAGTACCAACGAGACGGCTACCAGTGTCTCATCAGCCGAAAGTTCGGCAACCAGGCAAGCCGTAAGGTGGACTACCGAACGATGCGCTTGATATGGTCAATAGCGGTGCTGCCAAATAAACCGTTCAATACCAATGTATGGGAATTGTACAACTCGTTTGTGTGCGGTGAACTGGACGTGTATGATCCAGAGACCGGTGAGCTTTTCGACGCAAGCGAGTGGACCGACAAGAACGGTGACCCGAAGTCGCTGAGCGAAAGCACTATCACGAACTACCTGAATCGCCCGGATGCTCGTCTGTTTATATCTAAGCACCAAGATTCCTATACCACATTCATGCACGAGCAGATGCCACACGTTCACCGTCATGCGCCCGAGTTCTCGTTCTCAAAGATTTCATTCGACGACCGCGACCTCCCACGCAAACTGAAGGATACCAAGGCAAGGCCGAAGGCATACTACGCCTACGATGTCACAAGCCAGTGCGTGGTGGGCTACGCTTACAACCGCAACAAGAACGTGGACTTGGTTGCAGACTGCTTCCGCTCGATGTTCCGACTGATAGAAAGCAAGGGCTGGGGTTGCCCGGCACAGGTTGAGGTGGAGAACCACTTGATGAGTCAGTGGAAAGAGAGTTTCCTGAAGGCAGGAGTATTGTTCCCATTTGTGCGTTTCTGTGCCCCGATGAACTCCCAAGAGAAATACGCTGAGCCGATGAACGGTGCCAAGAAACGCCGTGTGGAGCATAGAAACCACCTCGGCATCGGACGCTTCTATGCCAAAGACAGACACTACCGCACGGAAGCCAAGAAGGTGTTTGACGAGAAGAATGATACCTACGAGGACAAACAGTACTACACATGGGAAGAACTGATTGCAGACGACATCCGCGACATCAAGGAGTTCAACAATACCCTCCACCCGAACCAAAAGAAATACCCCGGCATGACACGCTGGCAAGTGCTTGAAGCCAATATGAACCCAACGCTTCAGCCAATGGACAAATCGGTGTGGGCACGCTTCATCGGTGAGCGCACTGAGACCTCCATACGCAGAAATAGCTACTGCAGGGTGGCGTATAAGGACTGGTGGTTGAGCAAAACCGAGGTGATAGAAAGACTTGCACCGAACAACTACAAGGTTGATGCCTACTATCTGACCGATGAGGACGGCAACGCGACCGACGTTTATATCTTCCAGAACGACCGACTTATCGACAAGCTCGAGGACGTGGGCACGTTCAACACTGCCGATGCAGAGCAGACTGACAAGGACAAGGAGATATTCGTGAACCAGCAGAAGAAGATAGCTGCATTCAACGCATACGTGAAGAAGAACGCCATTGCAAGTGTTGGCATATCCAAGTCGGAACTTTCGGAAGAGGCTGCACCACCGCCACCGCTTGAACTCAGCCCGATGGAAAGCGAGCAGGAAATGGAAGTGACCTACCACATTTCTGACCCATTGGCAGATTTATAGAATGATATTAGAATACAATTAAAATAACGTGAGACATGATAACGAATGAGAACAAGAAGCGGATATTGGAGGCCATAGCCACCAACCGCACGAACTATCCGAGCGATGCCAAGCACGCTGCTTCATTGGGCATCAGCACCTCGGTATATAGCGCCATCAAGAATGGTCAGACAGACAAGGCACTAAGCGAAGCCAACTGGATAACCATCGCCCGAAGACTGGGTGTTAACCTCAGAGGAGGCATTGAATGGAAACCAGCACGCACCGCCACCTTCGACTATATCACCAAGCAGCTGGAGTTCAGCCAACAGAGCGGACTGAGTGCGATACTTTGTGATATACCAAACATCGGCAAGACATTCACGGCACGCTATTATGTGCAGTGCCACCGCAATGCCATCTATGTAGATTGCTCCCAAGTGAAGACCAAACTGAAGCTGGTGCGCAAGATAGCTACCGAGTTCGGTGTGGGCAGCAACGGAAGATACAGCGACGTGTACGAGGATTTGGTCTATTACTTGCGCTCAATCGACACCCCACTCATCATTTTGGACGAGGCTGGCGACTTGCAGTATGAGGCATTCCTGGAACTCAAAGCCTTGTGGAACGCTACAGAAAGATGCTGCGCCTGGTATATGATGGGTGCGGACGGACTGAAAGCCAAAATCAATCGCTCCATTGAGTGCAAGAAAGTGGGCTATACCGAGATGCTCAGCCGATATGGTGACCGCTACTCGAAGGTAACGCCCGATGATTGTAAGGAGCGTGAGAAGTTCCTGAAAGACCAGGCGAGCGTGGTGGCAAAGGTGAACGCCCCTGAAGGTGCGGATATTGCTACCCTGGTGCGCAAGTCGGGTGGGGGACTGAGACGAGTTTACACGGAAATTGAGAAACTAAAAAGAGTATAGTAATATGGAAACAAAGATAACAGTGACATTTACAGATGGAAGTCGCAGAGTGTTGAAAAGCCCAGAGAAACTGGAAAAAATAGACGAAAACCGGGAAGCCTGCTTTGTGATGGATAACGGACAGGTATATTATGGCTATTGTGATGGTGAAGTTGACGAAGAAGGTGATTTCTGCCTAATGAGGTCCATTCATGGCATAGGGCTGCCATTTAATCGCCTTCTCGGGTGGTGCTACAAGTCAAGTGGAAGAAAGAAATAAAACGTGAGTAAGTGATATGGCAAAGCGAGCATATAGTCCCAAGGATGTGGCGAATATCAAGTGTAAGGCACTACCATTTGAAGGACAATGGAAAGACGTGTTCGGTCAGCCGGAAGAGGGCGATACATGGTTTATCAGCGGACCCAGTGCCAGTGGCAAGAGTTCCTTCGTTATGCAGTTTGCCAAGATGCTCTGCGGTATAGGCAGCGTGTTGTATGTGTCCTTGGAGGAGGGCGTTGGTCTGTCGATGCAACGACGGCTCGCCCAATTCAAGATGACTGACGTTCAAGGCTCGTTCCGCATCATTACCGATGGCGACATCAAGGCATTGGAAGAACGCCTGGCGAAACCCAAGAGTGCCAAGTTTATCATCGTGGACAGTTACCAGTACGCATACGAAGCAGGGTGGGAATATTCACTGACCAGGGCACTGATAGACCGCTTCAAGCGCAAGACCTTCATTTTCGTCAGCCAAGAGGATAAAGGCAAACCCATCGGCAAACCTGCCATCAGACTGAAATATGCAGCCGGTGTGAAGGTGAGAACGCAAGGCTTCAGAGCCTACTGCCAAGGACGCTATTCAGGCAACGTGAGCGAATATTACACCATCTGGGCGGAGAAAGCCGTGGAGGTTTACAATGACAAGTCTAACAACTAAATATAACTGAGATGAAGAAGAAAGTTTATATCAGCGGAGCGATAGCCCACTACGACCTTAAAGAGCGTATGGCAACCTTTGACCATGCGGCACGTTATCTCTCCATAAAAGGTTACGAGCCGGTGAACCCATTTGAAAATGGTGTTTCTCAGGAAGCACACTGGATGGAGCACATGAGGGTGGACATTGCCCTGCTTTTGAAGTGTGATTGCATCTATATGCTGCAAGGCTGGGAATTGAGCAAGGGAGCAAAACTGGAACTGGATGTTGCCAGTTCGTGTGGCATTAAAGTGATGTTTGAAGGTCATGAGAACAATGTTCGTGAATACACCTGCTGCCTTTGCGGTAAGCCCCAAATCGGCTATGGAAACAATCCTCATCCATTGAAAGATGAGGGGGAGTGTTGTCCTGAATGTAATTTGAAGGTGTTAAGTGAAAGAATAAGGTTGTCAAAATTGAAATAGATATGGCACAGGAAGTAACCAATTTCGCACGCTTCTATGGCATACTCAAAAAGAGCTACAAGTTTGCCACCAAGGAGCTGGGCGATGAGTTCAAGGAAGGAGTGGTGAGTCAATTCACTAATGGACGTACCACTTCGCTTAGGGAAATGACCCGTAAGGAGTACGACATGATGTGCGACAAGCTCGAAGGTGTTACAGCCAAATTGATACGCACCGCCAAGGACGAGCAGCGCAAGCATCGAAGCCAGTGCTTGAGGTTGATGCAAAAGCTCGGCATCGATACAACAGACTGGACACGCATCAACGCATTTTGCCAGGATCAGCGTATTGCCGGCAAGGTGTTCTCCCAACTAAGTAATGAGGAATTGGAGCAGCTATCGGTGAAGCTCCGCTCCATCCAGCGCAAGGGAGGTTTGAAACCTAAGAAAGAACCGACACCTCCAGCACAGCCACGAGTGGAATACATGATGATGCCAATCGGAAATGGGGGTGAGGCATGAATGAGAAAGTGAAGCGTGTGATGGAATACATTCATGGCATCGCATACAGAGAACTCCAAGGAGACCAGTATATCGAATTTCTTGAGTGTATTGAATACGAGATAGACAAGGAACTGGAAGAAGGCGACTGGCCGGAACCAGAAGAAGACGAGTGATAAACAATCAAAATAATAATCAACAAAAAGTTTACTACAATGGCAAAAAGAGAAAAGAAAGTAATCATTACCGGCGTTACAAGAGAATCAGCCGATGAAGCGTTCGGAGCCTATGCAAAGGCAGACGCACAGAGTGCAAAAATCACGGCAGACATTGAATTGCAGTGTGCCAAGATCCGCGAGAAGTATGCCAACAAACTGGCAGAACTGGAAGATGAGAAGGAGAAATCCTTCGCTACACTCCAGGCTTATGCTACCGAGAACCAGGCAGAGTTGTTCACCAAGAAAAAGAGCCTTGAAATGGCGCATGGCGTTATCGGCTTCCGCACGGGCACACCGAAGCTGAAGACCCTCAAAGGCTTCACCTGGGCAAGTGCCTTGCAGCTGGTGAAGGAGTTCCTACCAGGCTATCTGCGACAGACCGAGGAGATAGCCAAGGACAAACTCCTTGCAGACCGCGATGTGGAGGATATGGTTCCTCAGATGAACAAATGCGGTATCCAAGTGGTGCAGGACGAGACATTCTACGTTGAACCCAAGAAAGAGGATGCCGTATGATACTGGAAGTGGAGAAGAAACCGAAAGTGGCCTTGTGCCGTAAGTGTTACGGCACAGGTCGTCTCCACGACAAGGAGACTGGCAAAGAATGCACATGTGACCAATGTGAGGGAACGGGCAGAGTAACCGTCAGCGCAAAGATGAGCTATGACATCCGTCCCTATAAACCAAGAGACAGACACTAAAACATTTTATGAGCAAGAGGCGAGGAGCAAGCTATCAGAAACGTGTCACCGACATAAATAGGATATACGACCAACATGCCAAAAGCGGAATCAGCAACCGCGAGATATGGCGAAGGTACGTGTATCCTGTTTATGGTATATGTGAGCGTACCTTCTACAACCTCCTTAATGCCTCTTGTGACCCTAAGAACGAAGTGCCACAAGAGGCACAGACGTTTCTAAAATTCGACTTTGACGATGAACCAGGACATACAGAAAATTATCCGCAATATCCTAAACGACATTAGGGTGGAGATGGGCGACGAGTTCGACAGGAACTTCGAGCGGCAGGCTTTCTTCAGCGAGGCATGGCAGCGCAGGAAAAGCCCCACACGGCCGGGCGGTTCCATACTGATAGACACCGGCACCCTCCGCCAGAGCATATCCAGCCGAACCACCGAGAACAGCATCACGTTCTTCACCACGCTACCGTATGCGGCCATACACAACGACGGAGGGGAGATAAAGGTGACTAAGAAGATGAAGCGCTTCTTCTGGGCAAAGTATTACGAGACCTCAGGAGCGTTCGGCCGCAAGAAGAACGGCGAGTGGCGCAACGACAAGCGCACCGTCCAGTTGAGCACTGAGGCCGAATTCTGGAAGTACATGGCGCTGATGAAAGAGGGCAAGAGCATCAAGATACCGCGCAGGCGTTTCCTGGGCGTGTCACCCGAAGTGGAAAAGGCCGTCCGAGACATCGTGGAGGAGAACATCACCGAATACTTTAATGTGGAATTTGAAATCAAGCGAAAATGAGAAAAGAACTTTATAACCTCCTTTGCAGGGAACTCGGAGCGATAGCGGAAATAAAGCACATCGACCTGTGGAACCGCAACGTGGAGTTCATCGAGCAGGAAGAAGGGTGGGAGAGACCTGCCGTGTTCGTGGAGTTCGGCCCGATACAGTGGAAACCGATAGTGAACGGAGTGGAATACCGTGCCGAGCCACAGATAACCCTCCACATCGTCACCGACTGGGCAGGCGCTGCCAGTGAGGGCAGTCCGTTTAAGGAAGATGCGCTGGAGGTGTTCGACCTGCCCGACAGAATCCACAGGAGGCTTGCCAACCTGGAGGGCGAAACCTTCGGAGAACTTGACCTTGCGCAGAGCATCACCAACCATGACCACGAGGACATCGTGGAGACCATAGAGGTATATCAGTATGTCGCCATAAAACGGCTCTGATTTGCCCCACATCAAACAGAAAGAGCGTTCCCGGCTGATTGCTTGGAACGCTCTTATTATGTTGTCAGAATTGAATTATAACACCGTCAGGCGGCATCGGTGAACAGCATCATGTCCGTGTAGTGCGAGCTGTAGTTCACGGTGGCATTGAACTCCACTTTGTGACAGTTTCTGAATGGGTTGCCCACGGTCGGATTCCTGCCCATCCACTCGCAAAGCTCGATGATGGACGACTTGTTGGAAGTGAAGTAAACGAAACGATGACCGGCAAGAATGGTCAGCACATCAAGGTAATCTGACAGCCTCCAGTACATATTATATGTACCCACATCGGTGGAGAGATACGGCGGATCGACAAGGAACACCACATTCGGCACGTCCTTGTATCGGGCGAACAACTCCTTGTAGTCGCACGACACAACAGTGATGCCTTCCAGATAATCATCGCAAGCGGGATAGTCAGACTTGCGTATGTTGTTGTAGAGTGCCTCCTTCCTCATTTCAGGAATGCTCATCTTGTACTTCATGGAGAACATCAGTCCTGCGGAAATGGTGATGAAGTCAATGTACCCGACCTCACGCTCCTCCTGCTCCAGTCGGGCGAATATACGGTCGCGCAGCTCGCCACGGATGCAGCTGTGCTTGGGTATGCTCTCCGCCTCCACCATTTTGCGCAGGTCAGCCAAAAGGCGGTTGGTCTGCGGGATATGCTGTAGGCGGTTGCGGTAGCCGTCGAAGTCGTTGTATATGACTGTGGCATCTGGCTTCTGGCACTTGGTGATGTGCGACAGCAGACCTGAACCGCCGAACAAATCCACGAATACCGTGTCCTCCGGATATTGCTTCAGAACCTTGATGAACTCACGCGCGAACATGCGCTTTTGTCCCACGAAAGGGAGCGGTGCCGATAAATACTGTTTTTTCATGTTTTATACGTTCAGTTCAAATTTCACGTTCTCGTTCCCGTCGAGCAGTTGTATGGTGTGTTCGATGTTGTTCTCGTAGATATGCACATTCGCAAGGTTCAGCGTGATGGACTTCAACGGGAGGTCAATCTGCCGAGCCATAAGGTAGAGATGGTAGATGTCCGCAGGCAAGCCGAGGTCCGCGTCTGAGCTGCGCTGGTAAGCCGACACAACCAGTTCGCCGTTCTCTATCTGGAACTGGACGAGCGACAGGCACGGAGCCTGGTTTGTCTCCGCATCGGTGGAACCAAGGAACAGCACATAATTCTTGCTGTTGCGTTTTTCCCGGTTGATTCTTGCAATGAGTGGCGGCAACTTTTCAAAATAGGTGGGGTAGGAGTTTACGAGAATGGCACCGCAGTAGTCCCACCAGTTGATGCCCACCTCGCGGTACTTCTCCACGTTGCGTTCACCCTGCATGAAAAGCTGCAGCTCATTCCTTAACTTCTTGCGTGCGATGCCGTGCCCCTCGAAGATGTCGAGCAGGTCGGCAGGGGAGAGCACCAGCCTCTCGTTGAGCAGATAGCGTATGCTCCCCTTTTTGTTTTGTTGGCACTTGCCCTCGGCAAGCACCTTCTGCAAAATTTGATGGTATTTGTTCATGACCGTTTTGGTTTTGAAAACGGTGCAAAGGTAACACGGCAGCACCTCTCCCTAACCAACAAGCCACCACGTTACACTGCAAGCAGGTTGCAGTCGGTTTTGAAACGGCGTATGAGGTTATAGACCTTGCGCTCGCTGACGGCATACTCCGTGGCGAGCCTTGCCACGATATAGGACACCTTCTCGCCCTGTGCGGAAAGCGTGCGGTATTCATTAAAAAGGTCGATGTACTGCACATCGTCCAGTCTGATTCCTGCCTTTTGGAAGTAAATCAGCAGTTCCCTGTTCAAATTAAGTATCTCTATCAGTTTCATTTTCAGAAAAATTTAGTACTTTTGCATCGTCTCACTTATTCAGCGCAATCGCGCACAACAAAAATAAACCTCTTACTGGCGAACGAGGGTATATGCCCCCGGTCGTGCCGGTAAGAGGTATCGTTGTGTTAATGAGTAAGTGAGACGACTAATTAACAGGCCGGGGGCTTTTTTATTTCCCTTCCCCGAAGGGATTGTTCTTAGTCTCGGTATAACTCCAAATTGAAATTATCCTTGCTCTTCCATCCGTCAGCCAGTGTGTCCTGGATATGCTGCATGGCTTTGGTATAGAAGTCCGTCAGTTCTTCGATGGTGCTGAACGTGTGATAGTATGGCACATCGTCTGTTCCGAACTTGAACGTGACTGGCAATATCTTGCCATCAGACTGCACAGCCAAGTCGTATGCCACCTTGTAGTTGAACTGGTTCTCGTTAGAGAGCCACACGCTCATGCCGTTCCACACGAAGCCAGAAAGTATGGTCTCGTTCGTGCGGTCGTTGAACCATTCCGACACCATGGTCTTGATGGTATCCTCAGATGGCTTTCCGTTGAACTCAGCCTCCATATAGTCGGCAGATCCATCCTCGTTGTTATGCACGTCCCATCGGACGCGCCATTTTCCTTTGACGGGGTTGGTGCATTCAAGCAGCTTTACCCCTTGTGCTCCGTTTACTCTGTTCATCATGTGAAAATGTACTTTGTTCTACCTTTGCCGAAGGTTTCCGCCTTGATGGTGGTCTCGAATGGGAAGCCGTCTGGCATTTCACTCACTTGCTGGAGAATGTTTTTCATCTCCTCGCTGTTGGTGAAAAATTTCTTTGGCTCGCCGTTCTGCTCGATGGACACGACACAGCGGTCTTCGCCCTGGCTGGTTTTGACTCCGACCTCGAAGTCTTTTACCACGATGGGCAGGTTCACCAACTCGCGGATGCTTACCACCGCACCCGCAAATCGCTTCTTGCCGTCCTCTGGCTTGTAAGCGACATTCAAATCCTTAAATGATTTCATTTTTTTGCCTGTTAATTTATAAAACAAATTTCGGCAGCAAGCGTGCTTGGCCATTCCGTAGAATGACGCAATCAGTTCTCGCCGTCTCTTTCTTGACTTGACTTTGTGTAGTTTCCTTGCATACTTCTTCTTGACGCGCTTGCGCAGTAGTGAGTATGATCCGTTGAATGTCACATACCCCAAGAAGTCGATTCCTTGCGCTGATGGGAATACCCTTTCGTTCTTCTTGATTTCAAGGTCAATTTTTTCGACTTGCTCATGTACAATGCCGTGTGCCAGCCAATTTTCTTGCTTGTTGCCACAGAGCACTCTACCGTCATCGCAATAACGGTAGAAATGGCGGATGCCGTATTTGTCCTTCAGATAATGGTCAAGGTACTCGGACAACAAGAGATTGCCAGAAGCCTGTGAGCTTCGCAACCCGAAGCTGATACCCTCCGGCAGAAGATGAAGAAAATGATCCAGGAGCGACAGCAGGATTTTGTCTTTGAATACTCTGCGGTAGCACCACATGACAAACTCAGGCTTAGTATTGTCATAGAAATGCTTGATGTCGAACTCGTAGCAGTAGCGTGTGCCTTCGGGGTCACGTTCCATGTCCAATTGCATGCACTTGCGGAGATCATGTGTGCCACGCTTCTTGATACTTGCTCCAGTCGTCCTGATGAAACGCTTGTGCAGATGTTGGTCCACCACGTTCATCACGGCATACACTGCGATGCGGTCGTACATGGAAATAATCTGTAGGTGTCTTACTTTGCCATTCTCACAGATGATGCGTTCATGATAATTGCCGAGTCGAAAGGAACCATCGGCAAGTTTTGCAGTCAGTTCTGCAATCACCTCCTCGCGGTGTGCGAGCAGATAGCGTCCTTGACGGCATCTCTTTCGCTTTGTCCCACGCAGTACACGGTCAAACGCCTCCGACATATTGCCGTAGGACGTTATCTCTTGCATGATATAGCCTTCTCTGTGCATGGTCTTCTTTTTATGATGGAAGATAAGGGCCTTCCTTTCCCCGGGCCAAACTTCTTCGAATCGTTACCGACCTACCAAACTCTATTGCCCGACACTTGATGTTTCAGCTTTCCACCTTGAATATAGGTGCTTTTGCTGTGGCTCGTTTCCCTCGGCTCCACATTAGGGACACGTCCCCATCGTTGTACGCCGATTAGTTAGATTTCCAGGCGCGAGCCGACATTCGCATTCGCATTCGAGGCATCGTTATTCGCATTCGCATTCGAGACACCGCCATTCGCGTTCGCATTGTTGTACCCGCGATAGACCACACGGCCTATGGGAAACTCTACCAGTTTGCAAAGTTACTCATTCTCTGTGCAGAAGATGAATGAATATTACACAATGAGCCAAAATAACATTGCAATGAAGCCCCCGAGCACTGTGCAAGCCCAGTCAATCCAGTCCCAAGGACAGCCGTGAAGTTTGTCTTTGAGTTCGAGGCATGAGGCTGCGATGATGGCTGAATAGATAGCCGTCCATGGTGACAAGGCACACAGACCGGCCAATAAACCGCCGATGAGATGCTTGTAGCGGTTGCTTTTCTTCAGAAATGAGATAATTTTGTTCATATCTTGATGTGTTTTGAAAAATTGTTATTACCTTTGCACCAAAGCATTGAGGGAATGGCCGAACTGCGTAACAAGCTAAGAGGTCGCCTGAGATGCTTTTATTCGTTTATATTGTTGATGGAATAGCAAATGTATTTCACAATAATACGCCCATCGTTTCTTCTGTGCGTTTCTCGCCCTATATTCAACCTTACGCTTTGTCCATCTGCAGTCGTAGCCTTGAAATAGTAGAAGTAATCAAATGGATTGTTGTGTGTCGGGTCGTGTGCTGCTTCATCCAAATATATGGCATTATCAAGCATGATGTCCATGTCTTTTAATTCATCGGCATTCACACGGCGAGTTCTGGCCATTGTATCAGAATACAAATGCTTGTTTCCTTTCTTGTCAAATCCGACTTTTATATTGTTTCCATTCGGTAATTGCTTCTGGACTTTTTTGTCAAGCAGTGGAGCCATTTCTTTATCTATATAATGTTTACGTAAGATTGCAGCTTGTGTCTTTTCACGATTGCCAACGCATTCATGAAGAAAACGACAAGCGGCACATAACTCATTGTCCGGTACGAAAGTCAGTTTCAACTTTCCCTTAGCGACATCGCAGTCACGACACCGGCGAATAGTGTAGGGGTTGTAGTCGGGTACGGTCTTGTCTTCCTTTCCTGGATTGAAATGGAAGATACCCTTTGTGTCACGCTGAAGAGCTTCTTCGCCCAATGCCATAGCCTCATTGTGGGGTGTGACAGGATATTTCGACCTGCGAACCTGTACTACGGTACAGCGGCAGTTCCAGCCGTTGGGCGGATAGTACTCCTCCCAGAACGGGTCAGAGGGTGGAAGCGTCACTCCGTTAAGCGCAGCGTGTTCCGGGCGCACCTTGCCATCGCCAGCCGTGCGGTACTGAAGGTTGTATCGGTCGCCGTCCTCCGAGAACCGCTCCCATTTGGCAGCCATCTCCGCAGACGACTGCACGAAGTTGTACTCCGCACGGAGGTAGTTGGAGTTGTAGGTCTTGTCTATCTTTCTAACATCATTCAAAAAGGCTTCGAATGTCTTTCTATTGCCGTTAGAATCCAGCAAGGACGGGAACGCCTCGTTCAACTCATGGAATGTTTTCATGCCAGAGAAAATGTAGTCCGACCGCTGGAGCCGCTTGCGCATGCCATCGGACATCTCCACCTTTTTGAAAGTGGAGTCCAGCACACCGGCATGGGCATCGATGAACTTCTGGATTTTTGGTTCGGCCAGCACCTCGATGCGGAACTGCGAACCCTCCAACGAGTAGAGCGTGTGCATCATGCCATCGAACAGCTCTGTGAGTTGCTTGCGTATCTCCTCCTCACGCTCCTTTGACAGCGATAAAGTCTGCGGCTCATCGCCTAACAGCAGGGCGTAGCGTTGGTGCAGCCCCAGATAATCACTGGGGCTTAATCGAAAAAACTGCCGTGTACGTTTTGCTGCTGTTTCTTCTTGCCGTCCTTGTCGTCTGGCTTGTTGTTACCCTCATCATCATCGTCCCCACCACCGGGTAGCATGGGTGTGGCGTTGCGCCGTTCCCCCACAGGCATGCTGTACTTCTCCGCAAAGTATGTCGGGTCCACCTCGTATCGGTCGGCAATCATCGTCTCGTATGCCACCTGCTGCTCCGGGGTATAGTCCACCGCATCGTCCCATTCAAAGCGCAGTCCCTTGACAGGGAAGCCGTGCTTCACCATGCGCGGGATCAGCTGGTTGTTCACGATGTCGCGCAGCATGGTGCAGTCGCTCTCCACCAGGTTCTCGAACACCTCCAGGTGCGTTTCCGACTGCGAGAGGCTGCTGCCGTCCTCAATGGTCATGGTCTGCCCGATGATGAGTTTCGAGAGTTCCGAGTTCGCCCGGTCGATGCGCTTGTCATAGACGTTGAAGGCATCGCCCTTGCCGCTCTCCACAAACTCAATCTCCGTGTCCTGCCCAGCCACCATGTATTGGCTTGCCCCTGCGCCCTTCAGCATCTGCTCCAGTCGTCCCATCTCCTTGGGGTCGCGTGAGGTGGTGCGGGCGATGCGCATCGGCATACCGAAAATCTCACCGAATGAATCCCAGAACGCCAGCATGTTCTTCTTCGGTATGGTCTGCGTGGCAGCCTTCAGATACAGTCCGAGGTCGTCAGGCCGTCCAGCTTCGATGAGCCAGTCTGTAAACGGAGCCGAGCGGTAGTCTATGCCCGAAGTCCAGTCCTGCCCGAGCTGCTGAATGACACGCCCGTATTCCGGAATGACATGCTTTCGTGAAATGAGTTTCACGTCCGTATAGCACACGCAGCCGTCGCCGTCGGTGGTGAGGTCGCCAAGCTCGATGAGCGAGTGTCCCCAGTTGTTGGCGGCAAGTGCATATTCAAGCAGCTGCTTGAACCACGACTGGTCAAAATAATGGTGCGCCTCCTCGTCCTCGTTGCCCTTGGCATCTACCAGCTTGAACGACTTCGCCATGACGAATCCCACACGCTGGCGCACACAACCCGAGAGGTGAAGGTCAATCTCCACATCGCGGTAAATGTCGTAAAGGCGTTGGCGGTTCGGGCTGTCCACATTGATGGCCATCTGCCAAGCCTGTCGCCAGTCGGCGATGTCCCTGCGCGTGAGCGCATCGGTGGTGCGCTCCAGTTCGATGACCATCTTCTTCACGCGCTTGCGGTCTGACGACTTGGCAAGATGCAGGTCGCCGTATGGTGTGTGCAGCACGTTCTGACCGCCACCGAACATACCGCTGAAAAAATTCTTTATATCCATAGCGTTACCAGTTGTGTCGTAATTGTTTCTGTGAACCGAATATGAGCAGGTCGCCTGTCGGTGTGCCGTCCTCGTCGGTGGCGAGCGGCAGGTCGGGGATAATTTTCCCGGCTTGCACACCTTCCAGCCACTTGACCGCACGCTCGTAGCGTTCCTTGCGTATCTCGCTGCCCATTTTCTGAGGCATCGCTGCGATCATGTGGTAGAGCGCAATGTCGGCGGCATACATCACCACCAGGCGGTTGCGCTCCTCACCTTCAGCCGAGAATACCGCCTCCGTGTCGTATTTCGGACGGAGGTAGCCGGCAATCTCCTCACATGCCTCCAGTTCCGCATTGTCGCGTATCTCCCCAGAGGCCTGCGACACCACCTTCAGCGCATTCTCGCCGATGACCACCCTGTAGTCTTCTTCCGTGATAAACATGATGCGCCCCCTTTCTTAATGCGTAACATAAATGGCACGACGCTCGATGTCAGCCACCTTCACACCCTTGCGGAAGCGGTGCTTTGCCACCAGTTCACGGATGGTGCGTTTCGGCACGACCTTCAGCGAGCCGTTCATGTAAATCACGTAATATTTCATGCCAAGCAGCTCCGAGAGCTTGTTGGCTTTCTTGATGGCACGATTGCACTGCCATCCCCAGATAATGTCCTTTATAACTTGAATCATAGTTACCAAATGTTTTTGGCGGTCGGCCTCTTGCCGAATACCGGTTTGAAACTTTCCTGTCTTGTGTTGCGCTGCAGAATCCATATCGCACCCTCGTCGGCATCGGGCGCATCGTCGTGTACACGGCTGCCACGCTCCAGTGCCAGCGTCTGCTCAATGCCCACCTGCATGTCGGGGTCGTCTTTCTTGCGCTCGTTGTAGAAAACGAATCCACGCTCCCAAAGCGGACTGACCGCCTCGATGCGCTGAATTTTGTCCGGCTTCTTGCGCTTGTCGGGCATGATGGGCAACTGGTATCCGCGCAGGTTTCCCTCTACGGCGAACTCGTCCAGAATCACGTCCTGCATGAAGTTCGCCTCCATGAAGAACTGCACGGCCACCGTGTCGCGTGTGCGCTCATAGAGGTCGTAAAGCCACCGCACCATCTCGCTGACCGTAGCCTGGCGCACGAAAGCATCGATGAGATGCAGTTCCGAGCCAATCTTTCCCCACAGGCGGCACGCCTTGTAGTCGTTGGAAGTGGTCGATTTGAACGACGGGTCGGTGTAGCACACCAGCATGTCGTACTTTTCGAGCTTGGGCAGACGCTTGTAGCGAATCCACTCCGCACGGAAGATGGTGCCGTCCACGATAGGGTTGTGCATCATCTCCTTCTCCCATGCGCGGTAGCCCACGAAGTCGCGGTAAGCCTGTGCCTCCGCTTTCGTCCACTTCTCCTTCCACACTGGTTCGCCGTTTCGGTCCACCGCCTGTATCTTGGAGAGAAACACGCCCTTTGTGCGCGAGATGTTGTAGAGCACAGAGTTCTTGCTGATAAGGTTGCCCACCATGATGAAGCGTCCACGACCCACATCGAGCGCACCGAAGAGCGCCTCCTTCACCCAGTCCGTAAGGTCATGCACCAACTTCTCGTTGCGGCACAGCTGGTCATCGTCCAAGTCGTCGATGACGATGTAGTCCGGACGAGCCTCACGGTCGCGCAGGCCACGGGGCGACTGACCGCGACCGCAGGCAAGGAACTTCACACCGCTCTTGGTCTTGAACTCACCCTCCTGCCAGCCACCGTCATTCTTCTGTTGCCCGAAGTCAGCGATGAGCCGTTGGTTGTATTCCAACTCCGCCTGAATGTCGCCGAGCAGTCGGTCGGCATTATCCTCCGACTTGCCCACGACCACCATAAAGTTGATGAGCCGCTTCGGTTGGAACATCAACCAGAGCGGCGTGAAAACATCAAGGTGCGTCGATTTGGCATGACCGCGCGGCCACATGAACACCGCCTTCAGGTCGGGCGTGTTTCGCACCTTGCGTGCCGCCTCGTTGTGGAACGGCGCATTGTGAATGGTGCGTATGACCTCGCCGGTCGTCTTGTCGCGCAACTGGAGGAAATGTGGAAAGTAATACTCGCAGAACGCTGCATAATTATTGAGCAGACGCTTGATGCGCATATCCCTCTCCACGGGCGTTTCGCTTTTGAGAAGCGATGTGTCCGTGATGGACTGCACCTGCCGGCACCGCTCTTTCCATTCCTCGTATGCCTTTTTCTTTTCCGCTGCTGTTGCCATAGGCTGCCCTCCGTTACTTTATGCCCATCTGCTCGGTGATGTACAAGTCCTGGTACTTGTTGATGACACGCATCAGTTCGGGAGTAACTTCCGGGTCGGTCTGTGAGCGGAACTCCAACCATCTGGAGAAAGCCATGAACACCTCGATGGCGTCCACCACGTTAGCCTTCTTGTCGAGTTTCTCTATGACCGACGAGAGCTTTGCCAACTTGTCGCCCAGCCCTGCGATGAGTGCCGGGTCGTTGGAGTCATTCACCTGTGTAATGAGCGTGTCGATGGTGAGCAGCAGTTTGTTCACCAGTTCGGGACGGGTGATGTTCTTGGCGGCACGCGCCTCCTTCCATCCGTCGGCTGTACACCACTTGGATATGGTGACGCGCGACACGTCCACCTTCTCCGCGATCTCCTGCTGCTCCATGCCCGAGAGATAGAGCGTGCGTGCCAGCGACTTCTTCTTTTCAATATCTGCCTTTGTCATGTTGATAAGGTTTTTTGTTCGTTACGTCAGGGCACACCACGCCCCGATTCATTTGCAAAAGTGCCACGATTTCGGTGGCTCTCCAAAAAAGTGTGCAATGCTTTCATACAAGTGTGCAACCATTGCACACTTTTTTGGCGGACAGACATTTACCTCGTAATATTGCAGTCGCAAACCGGGCGGTGCAGCCCAAAAACAGCAACGACATGAGTAAAGGAAAACGAGTAAGAATAACCAACGATAGCCTGAACTGCTACGGCACAAGAGTGCTGACGGCAGGTATGAACGTGGAGCAGTACCAGCGCAACCCGGTGCTGCTGTACATGCACGAGCGCGGTAACGTAATAGGCTATGTGAAAGACCTGAAGGTGGAGGACGGTGAGGTGACCGGCGAGCTGATGTTTGATGAAGCCTCCGAACTCTCCGTGCGCTGCAAGAAGCAGTACGAGTTCGGCAGTCTGAAGATGGTGAGCGCAGGGCTTGACATTCTGGAGACAAGCGAGGACCCCGAACTATTGGTGCAGGGGCAGACCAGCCCCACCGTCACCAAGAGCAAACTGTTTGAGGTCAGCCTGGTGGACATAGGAGCCAATGACGATGCCATCGTGCTGCAGAAAGACGGCAAGAAGATAACCCTCGGCAAGGACAGCGAATGTCCCTTGCCAATGTTGAACAACAATAATCAAAAACAAATGGAACAGAAACAGATTGCCCTACAGTTGGGCTTGCCGGAAACGGCAACTGAGGCGGACATCAACGCCAAGCTCGGTGAGTTGAAGGCTGCCAAGGAAGAGAACGAGAAACTCCAGCAGGAGAAGGCGACCCTCACGCTTGCCAGCATCACCGCCATCGTGGAGAAAGCGGTAGGGGAGAAGCGCATCGCCCCCGACAAGAAGGACGAGTTCATCAACCTCGGCAAGGAAGTCGGCAAGGAGAAACTGGAGCGCATTGTCGCAGCCATGGCTCCGCAGATGAAGCTCAGTGCCGTTATCGGACATCAGGGCGGAGCGGCAACACAGCAACCGGCTGCCTACAAGAAACTGAGCGATGTGCCGTCAAGCGAACTCTTGACCCTCCGCAAGGAGCAGCCCGGAGAATACAAGCGACTCTACAAGGAAGAGTACGGCATGGAGTGTGAACTTTAGTACAAACCAATAAAACAAGAAAAAGCAATGAAAGCAAAAGTATTTTTGACCATGATTACGGCTGTACTGTTCAATGCGATGACAGGAGCCGTATTCGGTATGGCATTGGGCGTGTCGCCCGTGGCAGGTGCCGTCGGTGCCAATGCCATCGCGCTTGCAGTGAGCGGTGCAATGCCTGTGGCAGTGGCACGCGAGGGCGTGCTGAAAGAGATTTGGACTGGCGAGCTGGTGAAGGCACTCCGCGAGTTCCTCGCCGGCACTTGGCTTGATGGCATCCCCGACAGTTCAAGCATCGTCGATAACGATGTTATCCACTTGGTGGAGGTTGGTGTGGACCCTGACGTGCTTGTCAACAACACCACCTATCCAATTCCCTTGCAGGCACTTGATGACAAGGACATCGCCATTCAGCTTGACAAGTTCCAGACAAAGGTAACACCAATCACCGACGATGAGTTGTACGCTATCAGCTACGACAAGATTGCCCGAGTGAAGGAGAGTCATTCAAACGCCATCAACGATGCCACGTTCGCCAAGGCAGCACATGCGCTCTGCGCCCAGAAGAATACAGCCAAGACCCCAGTGCTGACCACCACCGGCGAACGTGATGCTGCTACTGGTCGTCTCAAAATGACCGTCAAGGACCTGCTTGCGATGAAGGCAGCCCTCGACAAGTTGGGCGTTCCGACCACCAACCGTCGCCTCGTATTGTGTACCGACCATGTGAACGACCTCTTGGAGACCGATCAGCGTTTTAAGGAGCAGTACAACATCGACCGCAACACCGGCAAGGTGGGTAAACTCTACGGCTTTGACATTTATGAATTTGCCAATACCCCTTATTACACATCCAATGGAGTGAAGAAGGCAGTCGGCGACAAGGGAGATACCGCAGGTGATTTCCACTGCTCATTTGCATTCTATACACAGCGTGTGTTCAAGGCTACTGGCTCCACCAAGATGTACTGGAGTCCTGCCGAGAACGACCCTGAGTACCAGCGCAACAAGGTGAACTTCCGCCACTACTTCATCTGCATGTTCAAGAAGGCAGACGCAGGTGTCGTAATGACCAGCGGATATAAAGCTGAAGCGTAATGGCGAGAATGAAGTATTTAGTCCTACACTGCACAGCCACCCCTGAAGGTCGTGAGGTAACTTCGAATGAGATACGCCACTGGCACACTGACCCGGTAAGCAAGGGTGGGCGTGGCTGGAAGCAGGTAGGCTATACCGACCTGATACACTTGGACGGCAAGGTGGAACGTCTTGTCGATAACAACGAAGATGCGGAGGTCGATCCGTGGGAAGTGACCAATGGTGCCAAGGGTTACAACAGTGTGAGCCGTCATGTGGTGTATGCCGGTGGCTGCACCAAGGATATGAAGCACTCCAAGGACACGCGCACCCCTGCGCAGCTGAAGGCGATGACCGACTATGTGCGGAACTTCCATCAGCGTTTTCCGCAGATCAAGATTGTAGGCCATTGCGACCTTCCGGGCGTAAATAAAGCCTGCCCAGCCTTCGATGTCGCCAAGTGGCTCAAGTCAATAGGAATATACCAACAGTAAAAATATGGATGGCATGAATATCAGCGAAGTCCTGAACGTCCTCCTTGGCGGAGGTCTGGTGGCTACCATTGTTGCAATATGCACGCTGCGGGCTACCATAAGGAAAGCGAAAGCGGAATCGATGAAGGCAGAAGCCGATGCCGAGACGGTGCGTATGGACAACGCCGAGCATGCCACCCGTATCTTGGTAGAGAACATCGTGAAACCATTGAAGGAAGAACTCAATGAGACAAGAAGATACCTCGAAGCCTCGAAGCGCGAGATGGCGCGTCTTAGGAAGGCTATCGACACTGCGAACAGTTGCAAGCATCATGATGACTGCCCTGTTCTTGTCGGGCTGCGCGACAAGCCGAAAAGCGAGCGTGGCCACGGAGGAAAGCGTGAAACAAGTATTCGCGGACACCCTCCAGAGCGAGGTTCGTCAGACATGGACGGAGACAGTACCGCAGGAGGAAGCCAAACTGGAGATACCTCTGGCGGAACTGACTAACCTACCCGAAAAGGCAGAGTACCGAGCCAAGAACGGACGAGCCAGCGCAACCGTGCAGAACAAAGGTGGCACCATCGTTGTGTATGCCACTTGCGACAGTCTGCAACGCCAGTGCGAGTACTATGAACGCCAGATGGCGAGCTACAAGAAAGCATTGGAGCAACAGAAGAATGAAGCCAGAACGGAAAAAGAACGCAGTTCAAATCCGTGGAAGATGCTTCTCATCGCCTTTATTGTCGGAGTGGCGACCGGCACAGTATTAACAATCATAACAAAAAGAATATGGCAGAAAGTAAGAAATTCATGTACGGCATAGGTGTCGTAAAGTTTGGAGACAAGACCGTCGGCTATATAGAGAAAGGCAGTTGGGACTGGGGCGGAGCCAAGCCCGAGAAGGTCGATGTAGAAGCCGAACAGGTGCCCGGTGCCCCCGTGCTGACCCTCGTCACGAAGAACGGTACGATAGCCCCCACGTTCAACCTCATACAGCTGGACTACGAGAACCTCCAGCTCGCCCTTGGCGGTACGCTTGTCGGCACGCAAGGAGCCTATACCGGTTGGAAAGCCCCGACCGACCTTGTGGAACTCCGAGACAAGTGTGAGATTCAGCTGAAGAGCGGGCAGACAGTGACGATACCGAGTGCCACCCTTATGGCCAACCTCGGAGGCAAGCTCACCCTGACCGAAGTCTCCAAGATAGAGTGCCAGTTGACGGTGAACGCGCCTGATGACGGCAGTGCTCCCTATGATGTGGCCGATACCAAACCAGGGGAGTAGCGCATGAACCGAGCAATCGAAAAAGAAGCGGCGGAGGCACTCCTTGACAGGGGTGTCTCCGTGCCGTTTAAGGACATACGGCTGCCGTTCCGCAAGAAACCCCTGAAGGTGCGCATCACCATGAAACGCCCCACATTGGCAGGGCAGATAGAAATCGGGCGGCAGTATCTGGAGATGGACACAACGGCAGAGGAGGTGCGGACACTGCCCAAGCTGGAGCAGATGCGTTTCATGGCCAGACACGGCAAGCGCCTGTCGCGCATCATCGCCTACACCGTGTGCAGGGGGTATATATCCCGCCATCTGTTTGTGGGGCTGACCGCGTGGCTCGTGCGCAACTTCGTGGCGTACCGGTACCAGGTGGCCGCCACCGAGCAGTTCGAGCGGCTGATGGGCACAGACCCTTTTATGAGTATTATCAGATCCGCGGAACGGACGAACCCGATGAAGCTGAGACTGAGCCAAGGAAAGAAGGGGAGTTAAGGACCGAGTATGAAGGTTCCCATAGCCCTTTCGGATTCGTGTGGCAGATAGCCAGCGCCACAGGCTGGAGCGTGGACTACATACTCCACGGCGTGAACTACCAGACCCTCATCATGATGCTGTGCGATGCCCCACGTTACATCAAGAAGAAAGCAGGCAGACCCGACAGCGGCAAGACCGCCGAGGAGGAAGCCGAAGACATAGCAGGATTTTTCCAAAGTAAACTGAATTGAAAGCATGAGCAAGCCCGTAGAGATAGAGTTCCTGATGAAGGACAAACTGAGTGACGGTATCGACAATGCCAACGCGCATATCGACACCCTCATCTATAATGCCAAGAAAGCAGCCGAGCTGGTGAACGCCAAGATAGCCGAGCAGCACAAGGTCATTGACGGCGTGGCCGCAGACCTCAGCCGTATGGAGAGGCAGCTTGCAGGCATGAAACCAGGTACCGCCCAGAAGGAACTCGCCGCCGATGTCATGGCTTGCCGTAAGGTGCTGGACGAGGAGCGGAACACCCTCGTCTATCTGGAGAAACAACACCGCCAGGCGGAAAAGGCTGTGTCCGACTTAGAGAAGGAGCATGGCAAGCTCTCCGAGTCCAGCACCACGGCGGCTGTGGCGCAGAAGACCCTTGCCGAGCGTATCGCCGAGAGCAAGGACTTGGTGAAGTACACCACGTCCTGTATCAAGGAGCTGGAGAAAGCCTACAAGAACGCAGCCCCCGGTAACGCCCAGTCCGCAGCCCTTGCCGAACTCAACGCCGCCAAGAAAGCGTTGGAGGAAGAGAAGCTGATACTCGCCAGCCTCACACGCGAGCAGGAGGAAAACCGGGAGAGCAACAAGCGTCTGGCCATGCAGTTGCGCGAGTTGCAGAACGCGATGGCCAAGATGCGTCTGGAAGGGAAGCAGGACACTGAAGAGTACCGCGAGATGGCGGAGAAGGCAGCCCTGCTGTCCGATACCATCGCCGACCTCCATACCCAGACCAAGATACTCTCCAACGATGATGCCAACCTGCAGGGCTTCATGTCCGGCATCAGCGGTTTGTCCGGCATGTTCACCGCCGCCACCGGTGCCGTGTCCCTGTTCGCCTCCGAAAACGAGAACCTTGCCAAGATACAGGCGAGGGTGCAGTCCGTCATGGCCGTCACGATGGGTCTGCAGCAGGTGTTCAACACCCTGAACAAAGACTCCGCATTCCGACTGGTGACGGTGGTGAAGATGAAGAACCTGCTGACGGCGGCCAACACAAGGCTGGCGGCAGCTCTCGGCATCTCCACCGCAGCGGCGTCTGCGCTCATGGCGACCCTCACGCTGGGTCTGTCCGCCGTCATCACCGGCCTGATAGTCCTGTTCAACAAATACAGCGATGCGCAGGAGGAGGCACGGCAGAAGGCGCAGGAGCTCATCGAGGTGGAGAGCGAGGGCAGGGCGCAGATGATAAAGACCCGTTTCGAGATAGACAACACCATTCGCGAGCTGAAGGAGTTCACCGGCAGCAAGGAGGAGGAAAAGAAGAAGACCGAGGAACTGAACCGCAAGTACGGCGAGGCTTTCGGCTACTATGACACCGTTGCCGAGTGGTACGATGTCCTCACGCAGAAAGCGGCCGACTATATCCAGATGCTCTTCCTGCAGGCCAAGGCACAGGCACTGGTCAACAAGGCCGTGGAAGCCGACGACAAGGTGAACAAGCTGAAGGCGACCGATGCAGATGATGTCGATGGCTCCATGGGGTGGTTCAAGAAGTCTCTCCTCTATTTTGCGCAAGGAGAGACCAACGGCCAGATAGACGCGTCGGCCATCATCAAGGAAGAGAATGAGAAGAACAAGGAGCAGGCCATCGCCGATGCCGAGAAACTCCGTGACGACCTGCTCAAACAGGCGGAGGACCTGACAAAGGAAATGGGCGAGATAGGCAAGAACAGCAATATCGGCGGCCATTCCAAGCCCGAACACAAGCCGACTGGTGGCAACGGAGACAAGGACCGGCAGAAAGAACTGGAGCGCGAGAAGGCGGCCGAGCAAAAGCGGGCCGAGGAACTTGCGCGGCTCCGTCAGGAGAACGAGCAGGAAAGCATCGACCAGATGGCTGAGGGCAGTGCCAAGCGAATCCGGCAGATAAAGTTCAACTACCAGAAAGAGGAATCCGAGATAAAGGCGCAGGAGGCCAAGTGGCGCGATGCGCAGGGTGGAAATCTCACGGAGGAGCAGGGCGAAGCCCTTGCGGAACGGCTTCGTCTGGCACAGGAGGAACAGCGCAAGGGTCTGGAGGAAATCGACAAGGAATCCCTGAAGAACGAGCTCCAGGCCATGGTGGACTACCTGCGCGAGTATGGTACGCTCCAGGAGCAGAAATACGCCATCGCCAAGGAATACGCCGAGAAGATACGCGAGGTGAACGAGGGCGACGGCACGGCGGAGGAAAAGCGGTGGCAAGTCCGCAAGCTCGAAAAGGAGCGTGATGCTGCCGTCAGTCAGACCAATGCCCAGAACCTCGCCTTGAACATAGACTGGAGCACCACTTTCGAGGGTGTCGGCAACGTGCTCAAAGACGTTGCGAAAGAGACACTCGCCAAGATAGAGGAGTACATGCAGACCTCCGAGTTCAAGAAACTCTCGGCGGAAAACAAGAAGGTATATACCGACCTGCAGGCGAAACTGAAGGACGAGACCGGTGGCAACAGCACCAGCGCCTTCAACTTCAAGATATGGGACACGATTGCCAAGAACGTGAAGGCCTATCAGGACAGCGTGCGCACGCTCCGCGAGAAAACCGACGCCCACACGCAGGCCGTGACCGATTTGGAACAGGCGCAGCAAGACCTTGCCGATGCCACCGACGATGCCTCAAAGGAAATCGCACAGAAAGCGGTGGACATAGCGCAGGGCAAGGTCTATGCGACGGCTGCGTCGCAGAACGAGGCGCAGGAGGCCAGCGACAAGGCACGGAAAACCCTCACCGACAACACCAACGCGGCGGCGCAGGGCATCAAGAATTTCACCGGCTACCTGAACGAGATGTCGGACGGCTCACTGTACGGCTTTGCCAACGGCATCACCAAACTTATCACCTCGCTTTCCAAAGGCTCTGACGGCATCGGCAAGTCGTTGGGCGAGCTGGGCGGAAAGGTGGGCGGCATCGTCGGTGCCATACTCCAGATACTCGACGCGTTGGGCGATGACCCGAAAGGCTTTATCAACGACCTGCTTGACAAGGTGGCCGACACGATAAACAAGGTGGTGGAGGAACTTCCCGAAATCATCATCGATGTCATCAAGGACGTAGGCAACATCGTGCAGGGGCTGCTCAGCGGCATTGCCGGGTGGTTCGGCATAGACGACCTCTTCGGTCTGAACGGCAACGAGAAAGAGGTGAAGAAGACCATAGAGAATCTGACCGAGCGCACGGAACTCCTGCAGAACGCCATCGAGGACCTGACCGATGTGATGGAGAAAAGCTACGGTCAGAAAGCCACCGATGCCTACGAGCAGGCCAAGCGCAACCAGGAGGAGACCAACGCCAACTACCTGGGCATCGCGCAGGCACAGGCAGGCTACTGGAAGCACCACCACAGCTGGAACTACTACTGGAACGGCTTTTCAGATGACCAGACGGCATGGATAAGGCAGAACGTGAAGGAGAACTTTGACGGCAGCATCTGGAGCCTTACACCGGAGGAGATGAAGAAACTCCTCTCCAATGTGGATATAGCCGAGTACATCAAGAACACCGGCAAGGGCGGTTATGGAAATGATGTGCTGGACAAGCTGCAGGACTACGCGGACCAGGCAGGAAAGATAGAGGACCTGACCGACAGCTGGCGCGAGACCATCACCCAGATAAGTTTCGACAGCATGAAGGACAGCTTCATCTCCAACCTGATGGACATGAAGAAAACCTCCAAGGACTTTGCCGAGGACTTCGTCACGGACATGCAGAAAGCCCTGCTGAGCTATTCCATGGAAGACCTCATCAACGGTGAGCTGAAGCAGTTGTACGATGACTGGGCACAGCTTATCTCCGACAAGAACGGCGAGCTGACGGAAAAGGACATCGAGGACTTCAACCGCCGCTATGACGAGATAGTGGCGGAAGGGCTGAAACGCAGGGACGAGTGGGCGAAGGTCACCGGCTACGAGGACACGGGCGGTACCAGCCAGAGCGCGAAGTCTGGCGGCTTTACCGCCATGACGCAGGACCAGGGCACGAAACTGGAGGGCATGTTCACCAGCGGACTGCAGCACTGGTCAAGCATGGACGAGCGTCTGGAGACCGTGGCCGACCGCATGAACCTTGCCGAGAGCCACCTTGCCCGGATTGCCGAGAACACCGGCACGAGCGCGGGGCATCTTGGCGAGATAAAGGAGGACATCAGAAAAATAGTAAGGGACGGACTAAAAGTAAAATGACATGGACAAGATACTTGGAGGGCTGGTGCTGGTGAACGGCACCGACATCTGGAAAGAATACGGCGTGTTCCTCGTCGAGGACAAACGTGGCGGCATGGATAACCTCACCGCCATACTCACACCGAGCAAGACGAAGAAGGACACCGCCGTGAACATACGCGAGGAGCAGGGCGAGAAATACTCCGCCACGCTTACACCGAGAAACGAGCCGAGGGACATCACGCTCAACTTCGCCCTGTATGACAAGACACAGGCGGGTTGGCTGCGGAAATACTTCTCGTTCATCAATTTCCTGAAACATGGCAAGGGCGGCTGGCTGGACATCGTATTCACGCAGCTTGACCTTACCCTGCATGTGAAATACAGCGAGAGCCCCAAGTTCACACCGCTCACCTACCTGTGGAAGGAGGGTGTGAACGCCGGCAAGTTCAAGGTGAAGTTCCGCGAGCCTGTCCCCATCATCTAATGACATTCAAACAGCATTCCTATATGGTTCTGACGATATACGACAAATACGGCACCGCCCGGACGGACATCTCGCCCGGTGACGGCAGCACCCAGCAGAAGGAGGTTCAGGGCGACAACGTGCTGACGCTCTCCTTCACCCATTACGAGCACATACCCCTCGATGTGAACGACTATGTGGACTTTGAGGGCGAGCGCTACTGGCTCACCGAGAAATACGCCCCTGCCCAGAAGAGCGATGGCGAGTGGTCGTATGACGTGAAATTTTACGGCATCGAGAGCCTGATAAAGCGTTTCCTCGTGCTGGAGACCACAGACAACAATGCCGAGCCCGTGTTCACCCTCACCGCCACTACGAGAGAGCATGTGGCGATGGTGGTGAAGTGCATCAACAACGGCATGGGGCACACCACCGACTGGAAGGTGGGGCAGGTGGACGGCACCGACCTCATTGTCATCGACTACGAGGGCAAGTACTGCGACGAGGCGCTGAAGGAGATAGCCGAGAAAGTGGGCGGCAGTGCCGAGTGGTGGGTGGAAGGGCAGACCGTGAACATCTGCAGATGCGAGCACGGCGAGGAAATAATATTGGGGTACGGCAACGGACTGACGAGCCTGGAGCGTGACACTGACAACACCAACAAGTTCTACACGCGCCTGTTCCCGATAGGCAGCACCCGCAACATCGATGCGGAGAAATACGGCCACAGCCGTCTGATGCTGCCCGGCGGCCGCCAGTATGTGGAACTGCACACCGACGAGTACGGCATCTATGACCACTACGAGAAAGACGCGTTCAGCGGCATCTATCCAAGACGCACCGGTGAGGTGAGCAGTGTGCGCAGCGAGAATGTCAAGGACGATGACGGCAACGCGTTCACTATCTACTACTTCAGGGACGACACGCTGAACTTCGATCCCAACGACTATGAACTGGCAGGCGAGACCAAGCGCGTCTCGTTCCAGGACGGTGAGCTTGCCGGGCTCGGTACCGATGACGACCACTATTTCGAGGTGAACTTCGACAGCAAGACACGCGAGTTCGAGATAATCACCATCTGGCCGTATGACGACGACACCCAGCTGCCCGGAGGAAAGCTCGTGCCCAAAGTGGGCGACCACTATATCCTGTGGAACGTGCGCATGCCCGACGAGTACTACCCGATAGCGGAGGAGGAGTTCCTGAATGCGGTGGAGAAGTACAATGCCGAGCACTGGAAGGACATCAGCGTCTATAAGGCTCCGACCGACCATGTGTGGGTGGAGGAGAACAATGCCGTGCTCCATGTCGGCAGGCGTGTCCGGCTTGTGAGCGATAAGTATTTCCCGGAGAACGGCTACCGGCAGAGCCGTATCACCAAGATAACGCGCAAGGCGAACCTGCCAAGCCAGATGGACCTTGAAATCAGCGACGCCCTGCAGACAGGTGCGCTTGACAAGGTGAACGACAGCATCGGAGAGCTGAAGAACTATACCAAGTCCAGGACAGAGGGCGTGGCCCTGCCCGACATCATACGCTCGTGGGACGACACGCAGCCGACCGACAACAACATTTTCTCCGCAAGACGGAGCCAGCAGGAGTTCATCAGCAAGAAACGCAACGACCGTGCGAAGAAGAAAATCACTTTCGAGGAAGGCATCGGTATCGGACTGGAAGAGAATGGGCGCATCGATGGCAAGGGCAATGCCGAATTGCTCACCCTTGTGGTGCGCGAACTGTTGCGCAGCGCCAACTATGGCGGCAGTGGCATGACAGACAACGGCTGGCAAATCGGCCTTGACGAGGACCTGCTGTCGCACCTGATAGTTGACAAGATAACCGTGAGGCGCGTGATGAATGTCTTTGAACTGCTGATAAACAAGGTGCGCAGCGTGGGCGGACAGATTTGCGTCAGCGCGGCCAACGGCAAGATAAAAACAGTGCGGGAGCAGGGCGACTACTGGCACATCACCTTCGAGCAGGAGAACACCTTCGTGGCGCACGACCTGATGCGCTGCCAGGTGTTCACCGGCACGTCGCAGAAAGCCTACTGGGTGGAAGTGGCCGGCATCGCGAATGGTGGCATACTTGTGGAGAAATCCGAGTTTGAGACCTCACAGCCCGAAGAGGGCGATGAGTGCGTGCTTATGGGCAACACCGAGACGGCGAACCGCCAGAACCTCGTCCTCATATCCGCCTCGGAGGACGGACACCCGAGAGTGGATGTGCTGGACGGAGTAAGCGCCAAGAATTTTGACCACGCCCTGCGTGCAAGGCTCGGCAACCTTGACGACATCAAGGACGACCGTTTCCCTTTGGATAACCAACCGAAGGGAAATGGCCTGTATGCCGACAACGTGTATCTGCGCGGCACGTTCCTGCTCTCCACCGGCGAGGACATCAAGACCAAGCTGGAGATAACGGAGGGCAAGGTACAGAGCGCCATCGACAGTGTGCGCAACGACTTTCTGAGCGAGAAAGGCTACCTGAACAACCCCACGTTCACATCGGGTTTGGAGAAATGGAACTCCGAGAACGAGACCGTGTTCTTCCTTGTCGGCAACAAGTGGATATGGGCCAACGGCAACGTGCTCTCCAAAAAAGGCGACGGCGCAAGCGTGGTCACGGACATGGGGCGCACGGTGGTGCGCATACGCAACAAGTACATACTGCAGAAACACGGAAACCTGCGCTATGTGCCCACGTTCCCGACCAATGACGAGGGGCAGAAAGAGGCCCTGCCTGTGTATCTGACATTCTTCTACCGCTGTGCCAAGGCCGGCACGCTGAAGGTCCGCTTCGAGAATGTGGACAAGACAGGCTTCGCCAACTTCAACAGCATGGAGATAAGCGAGGAAATCGCGGAGACCGACGGCTATGTGCAATATACCGGAAACGGCCTGTGGAACGGCACGGGCGACTTCCGTCTGGAGTTTGACGGTGACATCTACATGTATATGCTGGTGCTCAGCACCGACAAGTACGAGGCGCTGACGCACCGCTACCGCACGTTGTTCGAGCAGAGCGAGCGTCTTGTGAAAATCTCCGCTGCCGTGTTCGACAAGGACGAGAACATGCTGGAGGAGACAGGGCTTATCACCACTTCCAAGGTGTCGGGTCTGTACGCCATCGACGGGGACGGTAATCTGAAATCATTTGTCGGAGCGGGTCAGGACGGTGTGAAGATAAAGGCCGCCAACATACAATTGGAGGGAATCGTCACGGCCAACGGCAACTTCAAGATATTGGAGGACGGCAGCATCGTCACGCAGAATGCGACGATATACGGCAAGGTGTTCGTCGAGGACGGCGGAAAAGTGGGCGGCTTTGATATTCAGAACGCCTGCATGAAATGGAGCGACAGCCTGGCTGAGATAAGGCTTGGCTATGACGATACCTGGAGCAGGAAAACCTGCGTGTATATCAAGGCGGACATGTTCAGCAACGCCATCGCCGGGCTTGCCCCGATGGGCGGCAGTGGAATTTACGGAAGTTGCAGGAGCACCCCCACATTCCCGAACAGCAATACCATGTGCGCGGGGTATTTTGACGGTGACATACTTGTCAACGCAGGCGATATAATTGTAACGGGCGGTGCTATCCAGGCGGACAGAATGCTGCCACAGAACGGCTGGTCTGGAAGATTCAAGGGTAAAACTGTGACGGTAGAGAACGGAATAATAACTAATGTATCATAATATGAAGATAGATTTTCAGCATTTCAATGTTTACATGGCAGTGAATCGCAAATCTGCACGGACAATGGATGTACGCGAGCCTTTCGCGGACATGATATACAACAACGTGAACGGCATCAAGGCGCACGCCCTTGCCCTGAAGATATACGAGAGCGAGGGCGAGGCGGACTATACTGATGACGAGGTGAAACTTGTGCGTACCGTTGCCGAGCGTCTTTGCGTTCCCGGTTTCATAGACGGACTGAACGAGCAGTTGGATAATAACCCTAACAACGAATGATATGACAGACGAGGAGAAGAAAACAGTCGTTCAGGAAGTCCTGAACCAGATAAAGACAGACAGTCAGAGCGTGGACGAGCTGGAAACAGCCACCTCGCTTGACAGCGTGAACTCACTACCGGCCATGCAGGGAGAGAAAGTTGTCCGTGTGCCAGTGTCCCTGCTTGCGAAACCTGCGGAAGATGCGGCCAAGACAGCAAATGCAGCCGCTGCCGCGGCGGACGCGTCATCGAGAGCGGCCGTGACAGTGGTACAGCAGGCCAAAGACGCGGCAGATGTGGCTTCGAGTGCTGCACGCACGGCCAACAATTCGGCCATGCTTGCCGATGCGGCCACGGCAAAGCTGAATGATGCCATCGCAGCGGCCAACACCCATCCGGTGGTGCTGGCGAACAGCCTTGTCGGTGATTCCGACCGCATATTCAGCGACTGGTCTGAGGCGATGGAGGCCGTTGCCGGCAACGAGAGCACCGGTGGGGTGAAAGTGTTCACCACCGGCTGCGTGATGATATTCAGGAGCGCGGACGGCTGGGAGTCCTGGCAGTTTACCGGTGCCCCCGACAATGACCTCCATGATGCGGAGAAATGGCAGGAATATGTCACTGGCGGCAGTGGCGGAAACACCTACAACGTGACAGAGGAAATCCCGCTTGAGAGCGGTTACTATACATTGGCGACCGCCATCGTTGCCGTAGAGGAGAAGAAACGCGCCAAGGGACGCTGCATCACCTACGAGACGGCACAGGGCAAGTGGGAGACCAAACAGTTCATCGGCACGAGCCTTGACAGCTGGGAACAGGCTGCGAGCTGGGAGGACTTCGGCGGTGCGGGCAACGTGAAGAGCATTTCTGTAAACGGAAAGAAACAGACGCTTGACAGCGCGGGCAACGTGAACCTCACCATCAACGAGACAGAGGTGGACGAGAGCCTGAACACGAACTCCACCAATCCGGTGCAGAACGCGGCCGTGGCCGCCAAACTTGCAGAGGTCGAAGCCAACACCATATTCGGCGGCAGTGCCGAACTGAGCGATGACGAGAGCACCGTGCGTGTGACGCTGACCAACAAGAGTGGTGCGGAGGTCGTAGGTCTGGACATACCGGCAGGAAAAGGCGGCGGTGGCGGAGAAACCTCCACCACCAAAATCGTGTTGACGGCAGAAACAGACAAGTCCGTCATCAAGGAAGGCGACAAGGCCACACTCACATGGTTCTACGACCACCAGTACAGCAGCGGTGACGAGAAGGGGACATCGACGGGGCAGAAAGCCACGGTGAAGATACAGATGAAACGCGGCGCGACGCTGATGTATTCCGATACGCAGCAGGACGTGAGCAAGGGCATCTATACGCTTGACCTGACGAAATACCTCCTTTTGGGCACGACTGACATCTATGTGAAGGCCACCACCACCGACCCGACCACAGGCAAGACGCAGACCAAGCAGAGCTATGTAAGCGTGAAGGCGGTGACGCTTGCACTGACGAGCGGTTTCAATATTGCCGAGTGCATTGCAAAGGGTGGTTATGGCGTGAGCGAGAATGTGGGCATACCCTATGCCGTAAGCGGAAGCGGTACAAAAACCGTCACCCTCTATGTGGACGGCATACAGAAAGATTCCGTTTCTGTCACGAGGAGCGGTACGACCAACGGTAGTTTCACGCTCTCCATGTCCGGGCTTGCTGTCGGCAGGCATACCGTGCAGATGGTGGCCGAGATGAAGGCAAGCGAGGAACTGACACTGAAGAGCGAGAGCATCTATTTCGATATATTGAAGACCGGCAGCAGCGCTCCATATATAGGAACCAAGATAACCTTCAAGGACGGACGCGTCTTTACGGCAGACCATCTCACTCCGACTATTGAAACCGGTCAGTATGAGCAGGTGAGATTTGACTTTGTGGCGTATGACCCGACAACGACCCCGGCGACCGTGGGTGTGTGGAGAGACGGCATACGGACGCAGACGGTGAGCGTTCCGAGGACGACGCAGGCATATACAAACCGTTTCCTGGAGCAGGGCGATGTGGCGATGGTGCTGAAGTGCGGCACTACGGAATACAAGCTGAACGTGAAGGTGACGGAGAGCGGCATTGACCTGAGCGAGGCGACAGCCGGACTTGTACTGAAACTGACGGCAGCCGGCAGAAGCAATGCCGAGAGCGAGCCTGCTGAATGGCGTTATAACGACGTTCAAACGGCGTTTGAAGGTTTTGACTGGCAGAGCAACGGCTGGACGGGCGATGCCTTGAAGCTGACGAACGGCGCGAATGTTGAAATCGGGTACAAGCCTTTCGGCAACGACGCAACCACCACGGGCGCAACCTACGAGATGGAGCTGACTTGCACGAACGTGACCGACCGCAGGGGTACGGTGGTGGACTGCATGACCGGCGGTGTGGGCTTCAGACTGACGACGCAGGAGGCTCTGATGCGGACGGGCGCAGGCTCGGAAGTAGGCACTAAGTTCGCAAGCGGTCTGACACTGAAGATAGCCTTCGTGGTGCAGGAGAAAAAGGCGAGCCGACTGATGACGCTGTATGTGAACGGCATCCTATGCGGCGCGAAGCAGTATGCCTCGACGGACTCGCTGCTCCAGGCAGAACCGACGAACATCAGGATCACGAGCGAGAGCGCGGACGTGGAGGTGCGGAACATGCGTGTTTACAGCCGTGCGTTGGGTGATGACGAGGAGCTTGCCAACTATATGGTAGACCGCCCGACAAGCGACGAGATGGTGGTGCTGTTCGAAAAGAACCAGGTTATGGACGACGAGGGCACAGACGTTGACATCGACAAGCTGAGGGCAATGGGCAAGAGCGTGATGAGGATCGTGGGCGACGTGAACCTGGTGAACCAGACGAACAACAAGAAGTTCGAGGTTCCGGTGGACATCTACTTCTACTCAGCCTACGGCAAGGAGTATGACTTCATCATCTACCAGTGCGGACTGAGAATACAAGGCACCTCATCGACGACCTACCCGAGAAAGAACTACCGCATCTACTTCAGCCGCTCGAAGAAGTACGGCACGAAGCTGTATGTGAATGGTGTGGAGGTAGCGGACTTCAAATATTCGTTCAAACCAGGTGCAAGACCGATAGACATATTCTGCCTTAAGGCGGACTTCTCGGACTCATCATCTACGCACAATACGGGTGCGGTGAGAGTGGTGAACGACATCTGGAAGAGATGCGGCTGGCTGACTCCGCCACAAATGGCCTACAAGGGCAACTATGATGTGAGAATCGGCGTGGACGGTTTCCCGATAGATTTGTTCTACGACAACAACGGCACGGGTGAGAACGTGTATCTTGGCAAGTACAACTTCAACAACGAGAAGAGCGGCAGCGGCATCATCTACGGCTTTGAGGGTATCGAGGGCTTCAACGATGAAGCGACTCTGAATGGGGAGCGCAACAAGTGCATCTGTCTGGAGTTCCTGAACAACTCGGAGGCGCTGTGCCTGTTCGGTACAAGCAACATGGACTCCTTTGATGATGCGCTGGAGTTCCGCTTCAAGGCTGACGACACATGGGCGACGGCACATGAGGACGACAAGGCGGCGGTGAAACGCCTGTGGGAGTGGATACAGAGCTGCAAGGGCAACCCGATGAAGTTCCTCAATGAGTACCAGGACTATTTCGGCAATGACTCGCCATTCGCGTGGTATCTGATAACCGACTACCTAATGGCTGTGGATAACCGGGCAAAGAACATGATGCTTGCGACATGGGACGGATTGCACTGGTACTTCCTGCCCTACGACATGGACACCATCTTCGGCGAGCGGAATGACTCCGTGCTGAAGTACGACTACACGATAACGTGGGAGACGATGGACGAGAGCATCGGCTCGTATGCCTTTGCCGGACACGACTCCGTATTGTGGGAACTGGTGAGAGGCTGTCCTGACAAGTTGCGCGAGGTGGCCGACAAGCTACGCTCTACCATGTCGTTGGAATATGTGCTGAAGGTGTTCAACGAGGAGCAGATGGGCAACTGGTGTGAGCGCATCTACAACAAGGACGGTATCTACAAGTATATCAAACCGCTGACGGAGGGCGTGACAACGGCCGACGGCACGACCAATTATTATGACTATCTGTACGCATTGCAGGGTAGCCGGTACGCTCACCGCACCTACACGATACAGAACCGCTTTGCACTGCTTGACAGCCAGTATGTGTGCGGAACGTACCGCAAGGACAGCTTTGCGGCTTACTTCGGCTACAAGTTCGGAAGCGACAACCGCAAGATAAGGATCACGGCAAGCGAGCGGTACTTCTTCGGCTACGGCTACACGAGCGGCACGCCTCACCAGAGCGCGGTGCTGGCAGAGGACTCGGGAAGCCAGGTGGAGCTGACACTGGACACGGACCTCATCGTGAATGACCCGCAATACATCTACGGTGCGAGCCGCATCATGGGGCTTGACCTGACGGACGTGAGCCATGCCATACTCCAGACTCTGAACTTGAACAACTGTTCCGCCCTGCGGACGCTTGACGTGAGCTGCGGCCAGACACAGACAACGCTGAACGCATTGCTGGTGAACGGTTGCCGGAACTTGCGTACTCTGAATATGACCGGCTTGAAGTCAGGCAGCTTCACTGGCATAGACTTGAGCAACAACACGAAGCTGGAGACACTGAAGGCAGGCAAGACAGCCCTGACCGGCGTGAACTTTGCACAGGGTGCTCCGCTGACGAGCGTAACGCTCCCGGCAACGTTGCAGACACTGGAACTGCGCTATCTGGGCAAACTGACGACCGGCGGTCTGACGCTGGAGGGCACAAGCAACATCAACAGGCTTGTGGTTGACAATTGCCCTGGTGTGGACTGGCAGACGCTGCACGCAAGGTGCGGAAACGTGAAGTATCTGCGTGTGACCGGCATCGACATGGAAGGCGACGGCAGCCTGCTGGCCTCACTGATGCAGACGGGCGGTGTGGACGAGAATGGCGGCAACGTGGATACCTGCCGACTGGTGGGCACATACCGTTTGATCCGTTACGTTGATGATGAGACCTTTGCCGCATATACTGAGCACTATCCTGAGTTGAACATTGAGCAGCCGGAATACACAATGCTGGAGAGTGACGAGAGCGTGGCAGACGATGCAAACCTCTCGAACTTGGATAACGGCACAGGCTACAAGTACGGCAACGACTACAAGCCAAGCGGCCATGTGGCAGCGATATTGAAGAACCGCCACAGAGTGCTTGCGAAGGTGACAAAGAAGGCGACCACGAGGAACGTGAACATAGCGAATGTCGATACCGTGGTGAACAATCTTGACGGCGAGATGACTTACATGGAGCTTGACGATAAGGACAGCACCAAGTATGCCGACGGAACCCCTGCCAAACTTGACGGCAGCGAGGGCGACTTGATGATGCACGAGCCTTTCTTCTGGAGCAAGGGCATCAATGACTTCTTGAACAGCAAGGACTACAGCTGCTACAGCTCGAAGGACAAGGATCACATGCCGGCGGTGCCAAATGTGGACGTATTGACGCTTGATGACATCAAGGCGGTGCAGGGCGGTTACACTAAAGGCAGGAAAGTGATGAGTGGCAGGGACACCATAACAAATGCCATGAGTACGGACAGCTCTTATTCGGTGTGCGTGGTGGATGTGTCGAAGCACAAGCGTGTTCGCTGGCCGAGTGTGCCAGGCACGAACCTTGTGGGCAGCGCATTTGCCGACGTGAACGGCAATGTGGTGAAGAGCGTCGTGGTGCCAACGTTGGGAAACAGATTTGAGGCTGGCATGTATCTCATCAGCGATGTGCCGGAGGGAGCCAAGACTTTGTACTTCTCTATATTGAACACAGCCGAGTTTGACAAGGTGGTGCTATCCAACAGCAGCAAGATAGAGGATATGGAGCCTGAATGGTTTGCCAACGAGGAGCATCTGTGTGCTGTTGTGGGCAGTTCTGTTGTGGGCAGCAAACTGCGTGCCTGCATAACGGGCGGGAGTACCACTGCAAGTATGACATGGACGGACTTCCATTATTACAGCGTGCAGCGAGGTATGCAGCAGATTGACGCCCTGATGCACTTCCGCATTGCGAACCTTGCATACGCGAAGTATGGCAGGAGGAACATGCAGGAGCAGTGCGGCGCTGGCTCGCATACGAATATGCGCACGACTGGCGGTACGATGTCAAGAGGCATGCAGGACACTATAGGCTATGAGGGCGCAAAGGCAATCAACCCGAATGTGACAAACAGTCTGGTGGACGAGAACAGAGTGCACCAATATGCCTGGTATATAGACAAGGACGAGTATGGTGCTGCAAAGGTGACGCAGGTGAACAATATCTGCTGCCTGGGCTATGAGGACATCTACGGACACAAGTATGACATGATGGACGGTGTGGACTTGTCGAACACAAGCGGCAATGAGGGCAAGTGGCGCATTTGGATGCCTGACGGTAGCACGATCATGATAAAGGGTACGACGAATAGCGGTAACTGGATAACGGCGGTGGCTCATGGAAGGCTGATGGCGGTAGTGCCAGTAGGCTCGATGAATGGCTCGTCGAGCACATACTATTCAGACATGTACTGGATAAGCACAGCCACAGGCCGTGTGGTCTATCGTGGCAGCTACTACGCGAACCCGAGTGGCGGTGTTTCGATGTCGAATGCGTACTACGAT